CGTCCCCAGGGGCCCCCAGGTTCGCGTTTAAGGCTTGTCGTCGCCTTCGCCAGTATCTTCGCCCCCATTGCCTTCGCCTTCAGCGGTCGGTTCGGTTTCGGGTTCGAAGTCCTGGCCCTTCTTCGCGGCCTTGTGCTTTGGAAGGCCCCGATACCCGCGTTTCAGAATATCGGCGGGCGGCGGTCCTGGGTCCTTTGCGTTGGCCGCTGTAATTACTTTGACCATTTGTTCGGTCCCCCTTTTCCCTGGACTTCCAGGTTATTCGTTACGCGGTTTCCATTGCGAAGACGCCGTTGACGTTGGTTTCGTTCTGAAGCATATTGCCAGCGGCCAGTCCGTGAATTGCGTCGCCCGCGCCTTCGACAATAATTCGGTTCTTGATTGCCTTCAGTTTGGAACCAGTGTCCGCGCCCCCGCCGAAGCCGTCAATCCCCTTGCCCGTGGTCAAAACGTTGATGAAGTTTTCTTCGGCTATCGCCTGGGTAGCGACGCAATCCTGGGCGATATAAATTCCGTTCGACTTGACGAACATATTGTTTCGGCGGTATCGGACGTTATGGGCGTATTTGTCGGCCCCGCCGCGGTTGTAGATTGCGGCGTCCAGGGGTTGAAGTTGACCGCTTTCGAAGTCGCTATCTTCGACGGTCAAGTGTGTCGCGTTGTCCGTATCAATTGCGACCACGCCCGCGACGTTCGCGCCCAGGGCGAAGACACAAGCCCTTATCAGGCTATTGTTACAGATACCAATATTCAGAAGCGGGACGGAAGCTTCTTCGCCTTCAATCCAAAGGTTGTGAAGCCCCAGGCCCAGGAAGGTTCCAGTTATCACGGAACCAGTCGCGACGTGAATTTCGGACATGGTATCGGTTCCCCGAATACCCAGGCCGACGATATGGGCGTAGTAAGCGGGCGTCAAGTTTTCGGCGTAAACGCCAGGTTCGACCCATATCACGTTATACTTCTTCGGGGTCGCGGACCAGTTGATTGTCGCGTTCGATAACGTGGTCGCGGCCTGGACGGTCGCGACGGGCTTGTCGGGACTGGTCCCGACGTTGTTGTCGTTCCCGTTATTTTTGGAAACGAAATACTGGACCCCGACCAGGTATTGCGGAAGCCCTTCAATCAGGCCCGCGCCTATCTGGTCGAAGACGTGTCGTCCTCTCCAACGAACTGTCATTGTTCAATTCCCCCTTTTCGATATTTCGATTTCGGGGGCCCCAGGCTTTACCCAGGGCCGCCCGATAAGGTTTCCTTGTTAGCTGATAACGTTTCCGAACCAGACCCCCAGGTCGGTTCCCGTTACCTTGTAGTCGAAGGCGTGTTTCCCCTTCAGGAAGTCACGGTCGCGGTCTTCCTGGACCGTCGGAATTATGGCCGTGGTGAAGCCGCTTCCGTCCAAGTCCCAAACGAAGGTATAACCAGCGGACGGTTCTTCCAGGGCGGGCGCGGGCGGGACGTAAAGCATAAGGGCGTGTTTGCCCCATACGAACGCCTGGACCGCGGCGGCGGCCCCTTCGTTGCTGGTCCGCTGGACGGCGGAACCGACCAGAAGCTTTTCAACGTCCAGGGCTTCGGCGACCTGGGCTTCGGTAAGAATGCCCTTGCCCGTGTATTTATACATATCGAGCAAAAGCGGGTGTCGGCGAAGCTTCGAAAGGACTTGCTTCCCGATAACCAGGGTATTCGGAAGGACGCCCGTATTCTGAAGGACGGTGTCGCGATAGGTGTCAATGTCGTCGGGCGGGTCGGAATTGTCGAAGTCGTCCCAGGCGACGAAGTCGGCCCCGACGGTCGGGTTCGTGTCCCATACGGCCGTCACGAAGACGTCGGCGGCGATATTGACTTCACGGTTCAAGGCGAACTGATGTGCCAGCCAGTTCGTCCCCGACTTTTCCAGGTCAATCGCTTTGTCGGCGTTCTTCTTCTTTTCCCAGGGTATCGCGTAACCCAGGTGATAAATGTCGGCGAAGTATTCGTCGTTCGAAAGCTTCATTCGGCCTTCGGGATAGGTGTCGCCAGGTGTTCGCTTTTCGACCTGGTTGGTCAACCAGGAACCCTTGTCCCAAACGTAATACTTGTCGGATTGCTTTTCCACTGTAACCAGCGGGAAGACCTGGTCCGCAATGAACGACTTGTTTTTATACGCGATTGAAAGTTCGGACAAAGCCGCGTCAATGTGGACGTCTGACATGGTAGGATTTCCGAAGTATCTTTTCATTTTAGAGTTTCCCCCTTATTTCGAATTTATTGGCGGCTTTGTTAGGCCGTCGCGATTGCGGACGGGAAGGAAAAGTCGAAGACCCCGACTTCCGCGTCGGCGTCGGCCCCCTGGACGCAAGTCCCGACGCAATAGGTCGAAGTGTCGGTGACTTCCCAAAGCGCGACCTTGCCCGCGCTGTCAATGCGGACCTTCTGCCCGTAGGTTATCGCTTCAGACACGACGCCAGGGCAACGGCCAACCTTCAAGACCTGGGCCGTTTCCCCACTGGCGGGGTTGTTGGTGACTATGCCCGCGGGAACGTCTGTGTCGCCCGTCGGAATGGTCACATGGTTGTCGGCCCCGTATTTGCAACCGTAGTATTGTTTCAAAGCGAAGGTCGCGTCCGCTTCGTGGCTATCGGTGAAGACCAACTTTTCGTTGTTCATTTGATAGTTTCCCCCTTATTCAGATTTTAACGGGACCGATTACTGGTCCCAGGTTTCGCGCCTGGCGAAGTATAGGTCGGGGTGTTCTTTGGAAACGACGTCAATGGCCTGGGCCTTCGTCGCGTCCTTGTGGTCGGACATATACTTCTTGACTTCGTTGTCGAAGTCGGACGGGCCATTGGTCCGCGTGGTCCCGACGATTTTTGTCGCTTCCACGGCCAGCTTGTTCGCGTGTTCAAGGGCCTTGAACTGGTCTTCGGCGGTTTCCTTGCCCGCTTTGCCTTCAATGGCGGCCAGCTTGACGGCGTGTTCGTGGGCCGTTCCAGGAATGGCGGAAAAGGCGGCGGTCCTGGTTTCCCATTCGCGCAAGCTTCGTTCGCTTGCCAGGGTTGCTTCCAGGGTCGAAATGCGGGACGTCGCTTTCGCGAATTCCTTTGCCATTTCCCCTTCAGGCTTTGCCGCTTTCGCGGCGTCGTCGGCGGCCTTCAATGCGGCGGCGGCGGCTTCTTCCGCGGTCGGTTTCGCGCCTTCAGCGGCGGGTCCAGCGGCGGCCTTCTCGATAAGTGCCTGAAGCGCGGCCATGACGTCTTCGACCGTTGCTTCTTCGCCCAATCCCAGGGCGGCGGCGATTGCTTTTAGTTCTTCAGACATTTGATGTTTTCCCCCTTTTATAGAGTTTCCCAGGTCGTCATTGCCCTGGTTCAATTTCGCGCGGTCTTCGGGGGACAAGTCCCCCAGGTCAACGGAATGACGACCGCCGACCAGTCGTTCGAATAGTTCGGACAAGTTTCCGAACAACGCCCTGAATATGGGCGCGCCCCGCTTGCCTTTCACGATTTCCGCAAGCTTGCCCCGTATGTCGTCGAATTCGGCTTTCAGTTCGGACATTGGAATATCGTCGCCCAATTTGAACGACCATACCCGCGCGCCTTTCCGTGGTCCGCCGAATACCAGGGCCCTTTCCAGTGTCGCCCCTTCGACGGCGGGTTCTTCCGCGCCTAGCAAAGCGACGCCCGTTATGACGGGCCCATAATCCCCGACCTTGTCTTCAATCTCGACCGATACGGTCGAATACTGGCCGCCTTCAATCAAGTCGGCGATAGGTTCGGGAACCTTGTCAAAGGAAGCAATATTCCAGCTTCCCTTCCGTTCAAGCGCGGATATGCGCCCGACGGATATTTGGCCCTGGCCGTGGTCCCCCGTTATCACTTCAACGGGAACGCCCAGGGCTTCGGCAATCCGACGGTTGAATTCGTCGGAAGTATGCCCGCATTTTACAGGCGCGACCGCGGGAACCCCCGCGTTGAACGCTTCGACCATTTTATCAAGGTCGGCTTCCGCCCAGGTTCGTTCGAACCCCGCGCTATCGGTCCAGGTTCCAGCCCCGAAGACCCGAACGCCAGCGACGGCCTTCATGTTCGGGGCCTTGTATATCTTGACCCAACCGAAGCGGGCCATTTCGAAGCCCGCTTCAAAAGCGGCGTCTTCGCCCGCCTTGTATGCTTCCTTGTCCGTCTTCGACGCCGTCAATGCCGCGTCGTAAGCGGTCCAGAAGGCTTCGGGATACAGGTCGGCTTTGAATTCGCCAGGCCAGGCCCCCGTTATTTTATGCTGAAGCCAAGCGCAAAAGGCTTCGGGGTTCGCCTTGTCCCCGTTCTTCATTACGCAATCGTTAAAGTCGCCGTATGGTCCGAATGGCATTTACAACCCCCTTCCTGGTCGTCCTGGGACGGCCAGCATTGCGTTAGATTGTCGCCCGATAACAACGCGACAAGCCCGCAAGCGGGGCATTCGGCGAAAGCCTGGTTCCCCATGCCGCGGGATTGTTCTTCCAGTATGTTCATTGACGCTTTGCAATTCGGGCACTTCATTTCCTTTTCCCGACCAGGCCGTAAAATAGAAAACCCCGAAGGACGGTTATCCGTCTTCGGGGTCGGTCGGGCCAACTTTGGGGCGGTCATTGGTAGCGGGTGACGGAATTGAACCGCCGAAGAAGGGCTTATGGGACCCTTCGGGGAACCTTCCCTACCCGCGCCGCCTGTATTCGGTTGTTAAGTTTTCGCGGCCGTTTCCGCGACCTGGTCTTGTTGAATATTATGTCGCCTGTTTTGTAATATGTCAAGAAGGTCGGCAATCTTCACGACGGCGATATGCTTTTCCCCGTGTCGGCGGTCCTTGATAACCAGGTTATCCCCGACGACCTGGGCCAGCTTTTCGGTTCCACAACAATCGCATTTTATGAAGTCGCCGTCAATCATGTTTAATCCCCTTTCGTTATCGGGAAGGCTTTCCGACGGGACCTTTCCCGCCGCCTTTCCCAGTTCCTTTTCCAGTTCCCCCGCTTCTGATTTTACTTCCAGGACAAGGTTTCGCCATGATACAATTCCCCCTTTCGTTTAGTCGAATATTCCCCTTCGCCATTCTCCGTCGCGCTTGACGGACAAGTGACAACGGCAATTCCCGCGACAAGTGACTTGTCCCGCGGGAACGGTCTTCAGCGTTCGCCAGCCGCCAGGGTATTCGCCCGCCAGTTCGGGGCAACCGAAGAAGCCTGGCGACGGCTTGCAATGTTCGGCCCGTGGGTCCAGGTTCCACTTGACGGGTTCAATGTCAAGGCCCTGGGAAGTCCGTTCTTCTTCGCGGACTTCGCCGACGGTCCGTTGGGTTTCGAATATGGCGACCCAATATCCGCCCGCGTATTGGGCGGGGGCCGCGCGGCTTGAAGCCGTCGCGTTCTTGATTGCCAGGGCGACGCCCCTTTGTTGTTCGACGGCCAGGCCGCCAATGATAAGTCCAGGGACCGCCAGGGCCAGGGCGACGGAAAGCTTTTCGTGAATATGCGGGACCAGGTTTTCGCGGACCAGGGCCGCGTTTTCAGCGGCCATTCGTTCGGCCTTCGCGCGGACCTGGGGAAGTTCGGAACGGTCCCCCGCAACGGTCTTGACCGCGCTTTCGACGCCCTTCGTCATAACTTCAATCAGGCGTTCTTCAAGCTTCGGAATTTGGTTGTCCAGGTATGCCGAAAGTTCGGGAAGTGTCGCCCCGTTCTTCGCCCTGGTTGCCAGGTCCCGCTTCAGCGCGGCGGACCAGCTATCGAATACGGATACAATCTTCCGTTGTTGGCGGTTGGTCTTTTCTTCCCAGGTTCCCGACCCGACGCGTTGCTTTTGACCAGCTTTCGGGCGGGCCTTGAAAGTGTGTCGGGGAACCTTCCTGGTGAAGAAGGTATTCCCGAACGTTATCGGGACCCGTCGGCCAGCGAACCAGGCTTCGACCAGGCGGGCCGTGAATATCTCGTTGACGTCCACGTTCGGACGCGGTTCTTCGTTAAGATACTTCAAGGTAACGTGGGGCTTGTATTCATGGTCCTTTGAATAGGTGATATTCGCCAGGTCCAGGGCGACGGCCAACCGCTTTCGATAGTCTTCCAGGACGGAAGAAGCGACGATGGCGACCAGGGGCCGTTCTTCGTTTTCTTCGAAGACTTCGGTCCCGCGCAAGGCGACGTCGAATGGTTCATATTGGGCCGCCAGGCTTTGCGCCAGGCGAAGGATTGTCGTCCGCTGGTCGTCGGTCAAGTCCGCGTCTTCGTAAAAGTAAAACAAGGTAATATGAAGCTGGTCGGGCTTTTCCCCGCCTGGAAGTGCAATCCTGGTCCCGACGTTGAGGTCGTTCGGGACCGTGACGGCCAGCATTGCCCCGCTGGAATTCGCGGCGAACGCGGCCAGGTTCGGGCGTTGCCTGGTCAATGTCGTCATTACTTCGCCCCCGTTGCCAGGGCCAGGTCCCCTTCCAGGGCTTTGACCCGTTTCGGAAGGTCCCCCAGGTCGGACGAAGGCGGCGTCCCGTTTTGAAGTTTCCCGACCTTGTCGGCCAGGGCGTCCACTTTTCCAGGAAGGTCGAACAAGCCGCCCATGGGCGGGGCTTCGACGTCCCGCGGGACCCCCCGTTCGTCTTCGGGAAGGTCGGGAAGGTCGCCCAGGCTTCGGATATGGTCTTCGTCCAGGTCGGTCGGGGTCAATAGCTTCGCCCCGATTGCCGTATTCATAAAGTTGACCAGGGCGACCAGGTCAACCCGTCCTGGTTTCTCCCAAACGATTGTCGGGTATCCCGAAAGGCCCGTCCACTGGTTGAACTTGAAAAGATACGGGACCAGTTGAAGGTTCCAGGTTTCGGTCAAGTATCGCTGGACCCCTTCAAGGGCCAGGGAAAAGAAGTCCTGGGAACCTTTGACAAGGGCCTGGGAACCGACTTGACCCATTCCCAGGATAAGGAATTGGGAAAAGAAACGCATTAGCATTATTTTATGCCAGCGGTCAATAATGACGTTCGTGTCGTATATCTTCGACCCGCCAGCATAGGCGCGAATGTCCACGCCTTCGGGTTCAATCAGGTAAACTTCTTCGTCCTTCCGAAGCCCCTTCAGGGCGGCCTTCAGCGTGACAATGTCGTTGTCTTCGTATCCGCCTTCTTTTAGCTTCGCGACGGGCATTCCGCCGACGTCACGTTCGACGCCTATCCCTTCCAGGTCTTCCAGGTTGCGGGCGAACTTATAAGGCCGATACAAGGCGCGAAGAATTGACTTGCCTTGCGGGTTCCCCTTCCGTCCCCTGAATTTGAAATGAAGACACTTCGAAAGGGGAACGGTAAACGTCCCGCCTGAATTCGGGTCAAG